GTTTCCGCCTGCTTCAACTCAAGTCAGCTTTAAAACTAGAGCTGATCGGAATGAAAATGTGGCGTGGTCAGTCAGCTTATGCACGAATCAAAGAAGAGTTCGGGCTAAAGGGAAGTAAACAAAAGGTCTTCGACCAATTCGAGGAACTACTAAAACTAAATGGAGTAATAAAATAAAATGGCAGATTCATTAAAATCAGTCCTGATGAAACGGGACCAACTTACCTCAGATGAGGCAGACGAACAAATCCAGGCCGCAAGGAGGCAGTTCAATTCATACTTGGACTCAGGCGATTTAGTAAGCGCGGAGCATATATGTGAAGAATATTTCGGACTGGAGCCGGATTACGTAATAGAATTCTTATGAAAGCAATACTACTACCCGCAGTTTTACTACAGAAAATGCAAAACCTGTTAGCAAAATTGGAAGACGAACTGTTAAAATCCTACGGAAATAGGCACGGCAGTAAAAAGCTAATCGACGAACTCAAGAAGTTAGGATATTACAAATGAAATATGACAACGTGTTTTGGTTTCACTCAAAAGAACTAGGTGAAGGTGCAATCTATGACGGCAGAATAAAAACAAAAACGCCTCTTGGATTTTCAGTAAAAACAGTATGGCAAGGTCACTGCACCGAAGCCGAACTAATGGAAAAAGTAAATCAGTATGAAGAGAACATTAACAAAAACTACAGACAGAATCATAGCCAACTGTCAGACGGCGTGGCTATTGCAAGCGACTAGGAAACAACGCAAGCTAGGCAAGCTATGGTATAAGGACGCTCAGAGCTTTACTAAAAGACTAAGCAAGGAATACGGAATCGACAGATACATAGTGGCTGCCGAACTCGCAATCCTCTCACCTAATAATCCTTGGGAGCGTAACAAAAAAGATGCGGAGTCAATGATCAGGGCCTTTGTCGAAGGGCGGACCATAGACAGTTTCAAGGTATGCACTTACAATCCTAATAAGCGAAAGGCTTGGGGAGTTCTAAATGGGGACACAACCCTCATTGCTAAAAGCCCGAAGACTCACGCCTTCTCAATGAATATAGGGAGGTTGAGTCCAAAGCACGTTACTGTGGACAAGTGGCACATACGAGCGAGTTTATGCAAGCCCAAGGACGGGATCGTAGATACAGTAGAAAGTTTAACCGCGACCCAATACAGACGGGTCGAGGCAATCACGGCACGTATAGCTGAGGAGCACAAGCTCAAGGCATACGAGGCACAAGCAATCATATGGGTGACCATCAAGGAAGCCTGGAACAGATAAAAGAAAAGAACAATGAGTAAAACTGACAAACCAAAACACGACTACCTTATGAAGGTAGAGAACAACGAGGATGGTTGGAATACCATCAAAGAAATGCGAGCGAACGCTAAAGAATGCGGAAGCTCTTACCGCCTGGTCCTACGTGGATCAAAGCCCAAGACACCTTGGGGTAACCGACCAAGCATACCGCTTGATGAAGCACAAGAGATACGGATATACGTGCGGCCCAAGGCTAACGTATCATACGAGAACCCAAGGGCATACGAGGGCATATACGATGGACTCGTTCAACGCAACAGGGATTTGATGGATGAGCTACAGAAGCTACAGGACAGGAACTACGAGCTAAGGCTTCGTAATGAAAGACTGAATCAAACGAGTGACCAAGAGAATGAGAACTACGAGATGTTTCAGGACTTGAAGAAAGTCCGGGCTGACTTGACCGAAACCCTCAGCTACTTATTAACAAAAATGGAGAACTATAAATGAGTGATACAAAACATATATCAGAAATAATCGACAACATCGGCAACCAACAGGCCGAACTAAAGAAAATCTTCGGTGAAAACCAACCGATTACTAGCAGTAAAACGCTATCGCAGAAGGAGGATGCCGAACAAAGCTACCTTAGAACGATCAGATACTGGATGGATAAGGTAAGCGAAGCTCAGTATCACATAAGAAAAAACCAGAAAAAGATTGAAGAGCTATATGAATAACAAATAATAAGGATACATATGGAAGAAGTAGAAATAGAATTAGAACTCAGGGACAAGACGTTCTTGATTGATGCCGATGTTGATTGGCATCTAATGGAGTGCGAGTGCAGTTCGGACTTCGGTGACCAATGGGTCACTGAGAGTTGGAAGGAAGTTCGCATCGAGCACATACAAATTATGCGGGTCAGTTACTTGACGGACTCCGATGAATACAAAGAAATACCAATTAATTCTCTATCAAAGGAGGACATAACGATTGTCAATGACGCAATCGAACAACAGATAAACGATGAGCAATAAAAAATATACTACAATAATTAGAACCAGCAAGGGCAGCCGTAACGGGAAGCCCTTTGACAACGCCGAAGAACTAAAGGCTCGCAAGTATCGCTTCAACAAGATGCACGGCCAGGACCCGAACGCCCAGATGAATATCTACGAGTTCATTGAGGGACAATACGAACTACTTGGTATTCACAAGACCAAGGAACCATTTGAACTATTTATTCCTACTCTAGGGATAATGGTATAACAACAAGAGAAATAATAATACTACTAATGAATACAATACACATAGATAAGATTGACCGCGATGTCCTTGCAGACATCAGAAAAGAACTACAGTCCGAGCTAGCCTCCGTTGGCGAGAGACTTGGATTGTCCCTACGTATGGGCGGATGCCGATACTCCAACGATAGTGCTACCTTCAAGCTAGAGGTTGAACTCCTGTCAGAATCAGGCAGACCGGTATCAAAGGAGGAAAAGTATCTCAACGAGAACTACGAATCCCTAGGCATCCCGAAGGACTGGCTCGGAGCCAAGCTCAAGGACTCACGTGACGGAAAATTATACTACCTACGGGGATACAAGGTGCGCTCACCGAAGCGTCCGTTCCTCATCGAGGATGTTACTACTGGCACGGGATACGTGACAACTAAGATGGGCATCCTACGATGCTCAATCGCATAACAATAGAAAGGAAAACAATATGGGACGATACTACAACGGAGATATAAAAGGAAAGTTCTGGGTTGCTGTGCAATCATCCAATGCCGCCGACCAGTTCGGTGTCGATGGAACTGCACCCGACCAATTGGACTACAACTTCTACGAAGAAGATATACCTGCCGTCAAATACGGCATCAAGAAGATCAAGGATCGACTGGACTACGACAAGGTTCACGGGTTCTTTGACAAGGTGGACTCGTATAGCCAAGATGACTTGGACAAGAGTAACATCACCCGCGGAGAGGTTCGGGACTACGCTGACCTGGCCCTTGGTGAAAAGATTCTCAAGTGCCTTGAAGACCACGGGGACTGCCACTTCACAGCGGAGTGCTGACCCTACCCTATGTTAGCCTACCCTATGGTAGCCAGTCCCTATGTCCAAATATTTTTTATAAAAAAATTACTTACTTAGGGATTGACTACCGACGGAAGACTTCCCTATGGTAGGCCTTCAATTTGACACCCTGTCAAGAAAAAAAAACAATACTAAAAATAGAAAGATAAAATGTGGATACTACCAAAGCAATTACACACATCAGCCTTTGTTCAGGATACGAAGGCATTGGGCTTGGACTCCGAAGAGTTCTCCCAAACCTGCGAGAAATCGCTTTCGTGGAGAGGGAAGGATTCCCTGTCGCGAACTTGGTTGCAAAGATGGAAGCGGGAGAACTGGATGCGGCACCTGTCTTCACGGACGTTAAACAATTCCCTTACGGAAAGTTTCGCGGACAAGTGGACATCCTATCTGGCGGATTCCCGTGCCAACCCTTCAGTTGTGCAGGACAACGTAAAGCAACTGATGACCCTAGACACCTGTTCCCATACATCAGAGATGGAATCAGGGACTGCCAACCTCGAATTGTTTTCCTCGAGAACGTTGGAGGAATCATCTCAGCTAAGACAGGGGACGGAGAATCAGTTCTCAAATATGTCCTCCGAGAATTGGAAGGAATGGGTTACCGAGCAACGGCAGGAGTATTCTCAGCGGAAGAAGTCGGCGCACCTCATCAGAGAAAGCGAGTCTTCATCCTTGGGATGGCCAACGGCGAGGACATCGGACGCGGAGGGCGGACGCATCGACACGGAGATGACGGAGCAGGGCTTCAAGAGCAAGAGGCACAGGAGCAATCAAACATTCGGGGCGAAACTGCGGGATGCAGTGGAGACTCACGAGGAGGGGAAGAATTGGGCAACACCTCAGACCTTCGATTCCAACAACCTAGTGCGGACTCCAGAGAAACTGGCACAGACCAGAGCGGAGAAGAACGCGGGGTGTATGAACCTCAGGGAACAAGTTCACTACCCCGATATGGATCACAGTCGCAAGGGAGCCAAGGCTTTGAGTGGCCNTCNAGACCGGGCGAACCTCAGCACGAGTGGGANGAGCCAAGAGTCGTGGCCGACACCAAGAGCCAACAAGGTTCATCCCCAGATAACGGAGGAGAACNGNGANCATCTAGCCAATCGGAAGAAGTCCAACTTGGAGGAGGACATAGCGGGTCATTGCGGGAAAGCAACGGGCAAGCTGAATCCGAACTGGGTCGAGCATCTAATGGGACTACCCGTGGGGTGGACGCAACTACCAACCGAGTGGATCGACTCCGACTCCTAGGCAACGGGGTTGTCAATCAGACTGCCGCCAAGGCATTCGTAACTTTAATCCAGAGAGTAACCAATAAATAATATGAAAGATGAATACGAAGAATTAGTCCAAGGCGGCAAGGATGTTTTTTATTCCGCCGTTGTAGTTTTCTGTTGCATCCTCGGAATCGGGGCTTCAGTCTTACTAGCAACTCTAATCCATAAACTAACACAATGATGAACATAACTAAGGACAATGCATACGAAGTAGTTCAGGAGCTTGAGCACCAAGCCAAGACTTCCGATACTTTAGCCGACGAGATTGCTTCAGCAATTCAAGTCGTTGAACACAGTGAGTTACCTCCCAGAAAGACCGAAGAAGTTTTTAATTACTTCGCTGACCAGGGTCTAACACACATCTGGCAAGCGGACATTGACGGAAGTATTAACATTTGTGAAATTCACAAGGAGGGATTCTTTGATCCGATAGTTTCAATGCCCTGCGATGGCATCAGCACCAAGTCACTTCGTCAAGCAATTGAATACGTGATGGACCAGGAGGAACTATAATGGCGCACTTTTATAATTGCACTGACGTATCTGACCCCTCGTTCGAGGGTGAAGTAACTACCCCCGCACAGGCTAAGAAGAAAACGAAAGTCTACCCGTCCGTTACTACTGTCCTTGGCATAGTAAAGGATTCCTTCTTGGATAGTATCTACAAACCCAAGATGATTACATCACTGGCCCGACAATTCCCGCACCTCGTGTGGCAGGACATTGAGCGTCTGACATATGGAACAAGGGAGCACCCCATTACTGGTGACACCATTGAGTCCTCGGAGTTCGGCACCACTGTTCACAAGGTCATTGAGGATCACGTTGATTACAACTTCCTTTACTCAGACCAACAGCCCGAGGCTAGTGTCTGGGACGAGTGGGCTACACCATTCGTGGAATGGATTCACGCTGAAGGTGTTAAGCCAATCGCTTGTGAGAAGATTGTAGCGAGTAATCGAATCAAGATCGCCGGTAGCGTGGACTTCATTGGTCACGATTCCGATGGCCAGTTATTCTTAGCGGACTACAAGTGCAGGACTAACACCAAGGGCAAGGCTAAGACTTACCCAAAGGACTGCCAGCAGTTAGCCATTGAATCATTTATGCTGATGAAGGAGCACGGTCTGGATTACTTACCAGCCTGTCGTTCCGTTGTGATTGACTGCGATACAAAGAAGCATCATCACAAGGACTGGAAGCAGGAAGAGATGCAGAAAGGAATAAAGGTAGCGAAGAAGTGCGCTGAACTTTACTGGCTGCTCCGTATGAAATGAATCAATACGAAATTAAATACACGATGAATGATATGCCCGACGGCTACGTGGGAAGAACTTGCAAGTGGGCTAGGGATGAGAAGTCAGCACTGAAGTATATACTGAAGAAAGTCCCCGACAGGGCTGGGCGATGCGTCTTCAATCGCGGATCGACTGGGCAAATACTATCAATAAAACAATTAGAATTAGAATGAACGATATCAATCCAGCAACAAGCACACTTAATTTATTGGAGGCACATCATAACGACGAGGATTTCGACGCAATGATAACCAGGAATAAGTTCCTGCGTGAGTGCAAGGTCAAGGGTTTTGATCGAATGAAACGCTTAGGTTTAATCAGCAACGACAAGACAACTAGGCGAGGCATACGATTTACCGATGAACAAAAGAGGGAGTTCGCAAGCAGAGCTTATCAGTTAAGAAATGAGGGCTTGACATACAAATCAATACAGGCAGAACTAGGCGGCATAGCCGAGAAAAGTATAAGAGAATGGATAAAAAAATATGACGTATCTTCCTCAGAGTAAAATAAAAGAATTCAGGGAACGGAACAAACCATTGTGCTGTCCTATCCTGGCCACAAAGAAAGACGATTGGGTTCTTGACCACGACCACCAGACCGGGATGGTTCGCGGTGTTATATCCAGACAAGCGAACAGTCTACTTGGCAAGGTGGAGAACTTCTATCTCAGAATGTGCAAGGGTGAAAAGGAACACTTGCCCGGTGTCCTCGATGCTATGGCTGCTTACCTCGAAAAAGAAACCTTGGATGTCCTTCACCCCGTTGGACTTATACAACTTACGAAAAAATTTAAAAATTCATTGACAGCCGCCGAACAGGCTGTTGAATTAAGAGTTCTAGGAGCAACCAAGAAAGAACTTGAGTCCTGCTCCAATGAAAAAGAACGATGCAAACTGTATCGTGAACTAACCAAAAACTATTATGACCAAAGATAATACAGTAAAGATAATGCAGTCCATCCAGTCCGAGCTAAAGGCTCCGAAGGGACAGACTAATAAGTTCGGTGGGTATTCATACAGATCCGCCGAGGATATACTAGAGGCCGTTAAGCCTTTATTGAACAAATACAATTGCTTCCTAACTGTCAGCGATGAGATCGTTGAGGTAGGTGGTCGAGTATACGTTAAGGCAACAGCGACTGTTCACGAGTCGCACTCCGATCCTATCGCATCAACAACAGCCTTCGCTCGTGAGGCTGAAGTAAAGAAGGGTATGGACGATGCTCAGATAACTGGCTCCGCTAGTTCCTATGCTCGTAAGTATGCCCTGAATGGACTCTTTGCTATCGACGATACTAAGGACCCAGATGCTACTAACAAGCACGGCAAGAGCCAATCTCTACCAGTTGTTACAACAACTGAATTCTAACCAACCAATAATAACTATGGCTGAATACGATAACACAAACACCGGGACATTCTTCGTGAATGACCGCAAAGAAAAACCCAATCAACCTGATTACAACGGGAAGATTGACGTAGAGGGTAAGACCTACTACCTCAAAGGATGGAAGAAGGTCGCCAAGAGCGGTCTATCTTTTATGTCACTAGCAGTTAACCCCGCTGATGCACCCGCAAACACTAGCTCCTCGGCTCCAGCCGCGGCAACAGTGCCAGCGAGTGACGACTCACCCTTCTAAGGTATGGGGGACTTCGATAAAGGGTGGTGGGATAAGTTCCGCTCCGAAGAGATGGATGACATCCTGGCTATGACCGCTAACAAGAACTCGGATTACACGGGTGGCAAGACTTGCGATAACCCCTTCGCTAACTTTGACGCTTCAACTGAGTTCGGCGTTCATCCCCTTACAGGTATCTGCATCCGTATGCAGGACAAATTCCAGAGAGCTAAGGCTTTCTGTTCAGATGGGTCGCTCCAGGTTACCACAAAAGGCGATCAATCCAAGGATATCTTTCGTGACCTAATTGGCTACTCATTGATAGCCATAGGGATGCTCGAAAGAGAAGAGAAGAAGTAAATCCTTGTGCTAGAATGCTTGGCTCTCCGCAAATCGGCGGGGGGTTCAAGTGTTCTTAACTTCACAAATATACTAACAAAAAATGACAAAAATTATAGAAGCCGCAGAGGTATCCCTCAACATTCACAACGAGATTGATGCCCTAAAATTACCTAAAGAAATAAGAATAAAGCACAACGCTTTGGGTCAATTGCTTCGCTCTCTTTTGTCCACAGTTGAGAATGAATCAAGACGAATTGGAACTACTGGTCCATCAGCAACCACATAATGCTGAGGCGGAGGAAGGATTAATCGCATCTTGTTTACTCGAAGAGGATACATCAGTCTACGATTCCGTTACTCAAATCGTCCAGTCCGGCGATTTTTATTTGCAGAGATGCCAACTTTTATTTGAAACAATCGGAGCACTAGCACTTCAAGGCAAGCCCTTGAATGACGTGTCCGTTCTAGAGCACCTGAAGACCCTTAGGGGCGTTGATGAGGTCGGAGGCATAGCCGGGCTACTGTCCATCTGTGACAAGGCTTCTACCCCTGTTCAGGCTTCTTACTACGCTCACATCGTAGCGGAGAAGTCCAAGCTCCGTGAGCTTATGCGCTCGTGCCGACTGGCCGTCGAAGAAGTTGAGTCCGAGACAAAGGGCTACGACGAGATTCGTTCAGAGCTGGAGAACACCCTGCTGGCTAGACCGCTGGCCAGCCAATCCAAAGTAAAGATAGGCGAATCCGCCAAGGAATTACTTGAGGATATAAAGAAGATGCAGTCCGGCGAATACGAACCC